CATACCTGTGTCTTTTAATAATTCTTTAAGAATACCTACTTCACCTTCTATTGAATCTTTCATAGAAAGTTCGCCTAAAGATTCATCTGTACCCATACTATCGTCAGTATTTACCCCATCCCCTGTAGCTGCATCACTAATTTTTTTTGGAACAAAATTTCTTTCTGCCTCAGATATAATTTGTTGCATATCTCTTTCTGCATCCACATTTGTTTTTAAATTATCTGCATCAGAAGTTATTTTAATTTCTTCCTCAATAGTTTGAGTAGGACCCTTATTAGTCATGTAATTAGTGCTGCCATTATTTTGTGCACCCAGGTTCATAAACTCAAAACCTGTTCTATTAGAAAAAAAAGGTGCATCCGGTTTTAAAAAAGGTGAAACATAATTAGGATCAGTATATCTTGGTCCCAATATCAGTTGAGCAAGACCACTAGGTTGCCCTGAAGATTTGTTCGCTCTCATTGTTTCTAAATATTTTTGGTAACCTGTATTATCCCCTTGGCCTACACCAAAGTTCATTCCCATAAAACCGTTCCTTGCTTTTACTCTAGGACTCAGTTGTTCTATTCCTGTTGATCCGCCTCTTTTAAATGATGGTCTTTTAAAATTCATTTATTAACTCCCAAATATACTTCCCAAACCGTAAGCACTTAAACCTGCAGACAAAGCTTGAGATAATGGTCCAACGGTTCCACCACCCAAACCTGTATTGGTAGTAGTAGTTGGAACTCCACCTGCTTGTCCTGCAATCCCTGATCCGAATGCCTGGATTCGACTTAAAGGTTCATTGTAAGCTAACTGTGCTTGTTGCTGTTGAGCATCTAGTAAAGCTTGTTGGTAAGCCAAGTTTCCTGTTCCAGCAGCACCCAATTGTTGTACACTAGATTGTGCTAAACTTGGTTGTAGTGATGCTAGTTGTCTTTGTTGTTCAAAACCTTGATTTGCTAATTGATTTGCTTGAGTGAAACCTTGACCTAACATAGAAGCTTGTAACTGTGCTCTATTTCTAGCAGCGTCTGATGCATACTGAGCATTAGCTATTGCATCTCTTCCACCACCATAAGCTCCTGCAGTAATAGCGTTTGCTGCTAATTGAGGAACACCTTGTGCAGTTTGAACATCAAATTCTGCAAGGGTTGTATCAATAATATCTTGTTGATAAGGCGACATAAATTGTTGGTAAGCTTGTGGTCCTGAGTATTGACCTGCTTGAGTTAAATAAGGTTGGTATCCTGAAACACCGGTACCTTGACCAACACCTGTTACTTGTCCTTCTGCTCCAAAAGTTAATTGACCTAAACCTGCTTGACTTGCTGCTTGTTGTTGAGCCGCTTGAGTTAAAACATTCTGACCTGCAACCTGTGGTCCAAGTTCACCTAATGTAGGTACACCCGTAGAGCCAGGAGCTCTACCAACTTGTTGTGTCAGTAAATCTATATAGTTTTCTTGGGCTGCTTCTAAAAAAGGAGCTCGTCTTGTTGTTTGTGTATAATCTGTTGCCATTATGCTTTACCTACTTTTTCTGCTTGTTTCATTGTGTTATATAATTTTCTAGAACCTTCTTCAACGCTGCCATTACCAATGCCTCTTACTGCATCAGCAGTCATTACAAATTCATTCTTACTTAACATAGCGGGTACATCATCAGCTCTCTCTTTAATCCCAACCGGAACAAATCCACCTGTTTGTCTGTAGTCTCTCTCAGCTACTCCGCCTGCATTTAATCTAGGTTCACCTGTTGGAATTTCACTTATTCCACCAACTGATTTAAATGTTTTACCTGTTAATTGGAATATCTCTGCTTCAATGTCAGACACATCTTCTCCTTTACCCACTAACTCATCTCTTAAAATTAATAGTTCTGATACTCTGTTAGCACCTTTTTTAAAACCTATTCTTCCGCCGTCTTTTTTACCAAGACCCATAACAGCAATTTCTTTTAATACTGCTGCGTCTTCTGGATAGTCTGCAGGGTTTTTTAATATTCTATATAATTGAGGCATAGTGTACGATCTCTCTGCGCCACCACTTGCTCCCATTCTTCTAAACAAATAACTTTTTTCTTGTGAACTAAATCCTGGTGTGTAAGCCATTAACATATCTTCTTCGTCATCGCCACCTGCATCTACATCCACAGCTAGCATTTCCATAACACCACTTTTTTCACCTTCTTCAGGTGAACCAAATTTTCTACCTATTCTTCCGCCATCTTTTTTCATATCTTTAAAAATATTTTTATCTTTTAAAAAATCCTGCATATCAATTATTATGGGTCCAGTTCCATTATCTATACCCATTTGTTTATTAAATTCTGATTCGGTCACCGTTTGAGGCCCATCCTCTGTCATTATTACTATTATTTTTTGGTCAGACTCATCTATCGTTGAATCTAATCCGCTTAACAAACCTCTTAGCCCAGTCATTGGACCGGGAGTTCTTTGTTTTTTAGTAATGTATTTATTAGCTCCACCTTCAAATCCTATTCTACCACCATTAGCTTCTTCTATTCTATTGATGTTAGCACCGAATCCTGTAGTAGTATCTCTAAACATTCCTGACATTGCTTCATAGTCTGATCTCTTAATCATTTTTGGTCCCGCTTCTGTCATGATCATTATCATGTCTTCAGTGCTTGTATCTGGCATTATATCTTCCTTTAATTTTTCCATAATTAATTCATTAGCTCCACCTTCAAACCCTATTCTACCACCATCTTTTTTACCACCAAAGAAATTAGTTAAGTAACCTGCGTATTCTTCTTGTTTATCTGCTTTAGTTGCTTCATCATACTGTTCTTCTGTAAGTTCTACTCCCGCATCATCTGCTAAGGCTAAAGCTTCTGCGTAGGATCCAGCGAAAGCTATTGCTCCCATTACTGCTGCTTTGTCTATAGAACCGTCTGGGTTTGTAAAAGCTGCTTTACCAAATTTTTTACCTAGTTCTAAAGTTTTATCCCCTAAACCTTTATAGTCAAAATTTTTAATACTGTTTGTAATGCTATCAAACACACCAGGGTTGTTTTGTAAAATAGTGTCTTTAGTTATAGATGCGTAATCATTTAAATTAGTAGGTATAATATCCGCAGCTGTTCCAACGTAATCATTTAAATTAGTAGGTGTAATGTTTATAGCTTCCGCTCCTGGAACATTTGCTGTTGATCTTGATAAAGCACTTGCACTTGTTCCACCTCTACCACTATCTACACCAACACCTTCGATAGGTTTATTCAACATTTTACCTATACCTGTTTGAGTTCCAAACGGAGAACTAAATCCACCTTGGAATCCACCTTGAGTAAATGCACCGCCAGTTCCAAAAGGGTTGCCTTGAAAACCTGCGCCACCTGCATATCTTGCTAATTGACCGCCACCATAATTTAAAGCTCCAGATTTTAAAGCTCCACTAATACTTCCTGTTTGATCAAAACTACCTAGACCTCCCATAACTCCCGCAAGAGCTGGGTTGAAAGGTGCAACAAAAGGTGCTGCTTTAGTAGCTATATCTGCTACTTCATTGGGTATAATTTTTCTAACGAATTTTTTAAGTTTACTGCCTAGACCAAATTTTTCTCTAGGAGTAACGTCCATTATTCCGCCATTTGCATATAATTGTCTTTTCATTTGCATTCGAGTTATCGCCATATATTAAGAGTTTATATTATAAAAAAGCAGGGAATGAAACCTGAAAGTACGTATTTTATTTTATTTTTGTAGAAAGGTCAATCTTTTTAAGGCTTTGTAGCTGATCCCAAAAACGTCCTGAAAATGAATACTCTCCAACATGGGTTATATACTCATCCGCAAGAATGTGACATTTACCACCTATCTTACCCCATTTAACACAGAAACCAAAGTCTTCTCCATAGTAATGTTTATTTTCTGGATCATGTAGAGTATCGAAAAAATTATAGAGATTTGGTTTATTTTCATACTTGCCATTAATTACGGTAGGTTGAACAATCTCTAGGTCTGGGTATTCTGTTTTCATTTTATTAAACACTTCTCTTTTAATTAAAGTACATCCGGTAGGGACATGAGTTACTTCTATAATGCCTTTTTCTGCTATAACTTTTTCTTTATTGGTTAATTTAAGAGGAAAAGTAAAACCTGCTTTAGACAATTGGTCTGCATCTTTAACTTGACCTGCTTCTATTTTTTCCCAAATAGTATCCCAGTTAATTGTTTTTAATGGGTAAGGACATGCAATAACGTCTTTATCCGCTTCTATCATTTTCATAATAGTTGAAAATTGAAAATCAATGTCTGAGTCTATAAATAACAAATGACTATATTCTACTTTTTCATTTAAAAAATTAGACACACATAAGTTCCTACCTTGAGTTACCAATGATGATTTTAGTAAAGCAAAAGAAACAAGAATTCCTCTAGCCATACATTCTTGTTGAAATTTTAACATAGCTTGAGCGTAGTGAATTGATACTTCAGAATGAACTGGAGTGGCTACGTATATAACAGGTTTCTTACTGCTCACTTTTGGTTTTTTATTTATCCAAATAGGTTCATTGTTTTGCATTTATTGCTCCTTTTAAAAATATGGTCCAAGCATTTCCTTGTTTGTTCCAGTTATAGTATTGATTAACGTATTCAATTTGACATTGTAGATGTTTTTTAACTCCCGCTGAATCTAACTTAGGTGCTATAGCTTCTATTGCATAAGCAAAGTTTTGAGAAAGATTTAAATAATTTTTTTGATAAGGAATGTAAGTTGCAAACTCAGCACAAGTTTCATACAAAGCACCATAGTTTGTACTAATAACATATAAACCCCCAGCCATTGCTTCTAAAGCTGAAATACAAAATGTTTCTTCCCATATATTTGGATAAGCGAATATATCATATTTATGTAGGTTTTCTTTTATGTATTCATTAGGTTTATAACCAATATAGTTTACATTAGGGAGTTGTTTTGCTTGTTCGTATAAAGCGGTATAATGTTTATCGTTAGCTTCTTTAAAAGATTTACCGTAAACTTCACAAGATGAATATACATCTAATTCAATATTTGGATTTTTAATATATTGCATTGCACCTAGAATAACGTTTAAACCTCTCCATGGAGTTGGATGAAATATAAGTTTTATTTTATCTGTCTTTTTATCTAAGTCTCTAGGTTTAATATCTT